GTTCAGACGTGTGCTCTTCCGATCTTGCTGGTAAAATGGTTGCTGCTCAATCTAGTAACTTATATTTTGGAACTGGTCTTATGAATGATCAAAACGAAGTAAAAGTTTTAGACATGAGTGAATTAGACGGAAGTCAAAACGTAAGATTTATCATGCGTTATACTGCAACTGTAGGATTTGCTTACGGTGCTGAGATAGTTAACTACAACGTAGCTTAATATTATCAATCAATTTTATGATGAAGGGGGTTTAATTACCCCCGATCATCTATTTATAAACTAAAAAAAACAATATATTATGGCTTGCGACAATTTATCTTTAGGGAGACTAAAACCTTGTAAAGATTCTGTTGGTGGTTTAAAAGCAGTATATTTCATTAACTATGGCGATATTAACGCTATAGAGTATGATGTAACTGACACCGATGTAATCGATTCAATAGGAACTGCGGTTTCTGCATACAAATATGATGTTCATTTTATGAGTTCATTGACACAAAACGTACAAGCTAGTCTTGAAAACGGTACAGTGGCTTTCGAACAAACACTTGAATTATCTTTACCTAAGTTATCCAAAGAGGATCACAAGGAAATTAAATTATTAGCTCATGGATCACCTCACGTAATTGTTGAGGATCAAAACGGATCTTTCTTTTTAGCTGGTGCTGTTAACGGTATGGATGTATCTGCTGGTACAATCGTAACTGGAACTGCTATGGGAGATATGAGTGGTTATACTTTGACTTTATCTGGAATGGAAAGAACTCCAGCTAACTTCCTAGTATCTGATATTACTGCTGCTGGTGGTGTTATCGTTGAAGGAGTATAATTTTACAACTAACAACAATTCTAGACAAGCTCCTTAACGGGAGCTTTTCTTGTTTCTAAACAAAACTACTTTATTTTAGTATTATAGTATGAACATAATAAACCCAAATTTAGCAGAACAGTCAATAAGTATTCTTCCTAGAGGATTTGATGCTTTAGTGCCAGTGGCTATTGTGTTTACTAATGAAGACACAAGGAAAGAAATTATCATACCTAGTGAGATTTCAAGATACATAAGCAATGAGCTTGTACTTGATTTACTAACTGATATATTTTCAGAAGGAGAGAGATATACAATAGAAGTATTACAAGATACTGCATTGATCTTTCGTGGTAAAGCCTTTGTAACAGAGTTTACCGATATTAATTATTCAATCAATAATCAAGAGTTTCAGATCGACATTGATACTGACTCAAACGAATTAAAAGTTTATGAGTAAAAAAGCAAACAAAGGTGGTATGCGTTTCGTTGAAATGGCAAACTACGAACGTCCAGAAGTAGTGGAGAACGTACAAGATGATTACGTTTCTTACGGTACTGACAACAATTATTATGGTGATATTATCACAAGGTACTTAGGATCTCCAACTAACGCTCGTTGTATTAACGGAATTAGTGATATGATTTACGGTAGAGGATTAGATGCTATTGATAGAAACATCAATATTGATTCTTACATTGAGATGAAGAAACTAATTGACGAAGATGAATTAAGAAAGATCGTTGGTGACAGAAAACTACTAGGTAGTGGATGTATCAAGGTGAACTACAATAAAAATAAAACTAAGGTTATAGCTATAAAGCATCACCCAATGGAAACTCTACGTGCTGAAAAGACTAAGAGTGGTGTTATAGCAGCATACTACTATCACCCAGACTGGAATAATAAAGTACAAGGTGATAAGCCTAAAAGAATACCTACATTTGGTAACGGTACTCCTAAAGATACTACAGAAGTATTGGTTGTAAGACCATACGTTTCTGGTTTCTATTATTACTCACCATGTGATTATCAAGCATCATTACAATACTCTCAATTAGAAGAAGAAGTATCAAATTACCATATATCAAATATACAAAATGGTTTACAGCCTAGTTTATTAATTAACTTTAATAACGGTTTACCTAGTGAGTCTATTCAACAGAAAATGGAAAGTAAGATAAAGCAAAAGTTCGCTGGTTCTTCTAACGGTGGACGTTTCATTTTATCTTTTAATGAAGATAAAGAAACTGCTGCAACTGTAGATCCTATTCACTTACCAGATGCTCATGCACAGTATCAATTCTTAGCTGACGAAAGTAGAGAGAAGATAATGTTAGGTCATGGTATTGTATCTCCAATCCTTTTAGGGATTAAAGATAATACTGGATTTGGTAATAACGCAGAGGAATTACGTACAGCTTCTATTTTAATGGACAATATAGTTATCCGTCCATTCCAAGAGAACATCATTTCTGCTCTTAATAAAGTATTGGCTTACAATAAGATCTTTTTATCTTTATACTTCGTTACATTGCAGCCTATCGAGTTTGTTGAATTAGACAATATCGAAACTTCTGTAGTAAAAGAACAAGAGACTGGAGAGAAACTAGAAGAACAAGTAAAACTATCTAAGTTAGATAACTTTACATTTAAAGTAAATGAATTAATATCAAAATATTTATAATGGCTAAAGCACTATTTGCATCAACAAACTACGTTAAAAGAAAGAGTATTATCTCTGGTTCACTTGATCCAGATAAAATGGTACAATTTATAGAGACCGCACAAGACATGCATATCCAGAATTATATGGGTACTGCATTATATAAGAAAGTACAATTACTTATTGTAGAGGAAACTATTGGTGATGTAGAAAATGAAAAGTATAGACTATTGCTAGATGATTATATTAAGCCTATGTTAGCTTGGTATGCTCAAGCTGAATTTATTCCTTTTGCTGCTTATACATTATCGGAAGGTGGATTATTTAAACACAGATCTGATAACGGAGACAGTATTCAATCTAGTGAAATAGCTGGACTAGCTGAAAGAGCTTCTTATAAAGCTTCTTTCTATGCTGAAAGATTTGTTGAGTTTATGTGTGATAATTCTAATGATTATCCAGAGTATAACTTAGGATCTCAAGACATGTCACCAGATAAGGATGTTGATTCATTCGGATGGTTCTTAGGTTAATCTTTAATAGAAAAGGGGTATGAAAGATAAAATTAACACTTATAAGTTAAAAGAAAAATATACGTTAAAGCTAGACTCTTTTATAGAAGATCTAGACTGTAACACTAAAAAAGCAATAGACAATGGGCGTAACATTAACAAGTAAAACCATAAGAAGTACTTATCAAGGTTTATTAAAGCTCTCTGATAATAACGCATTAAACTCTGTATATAAAGTAGTTACAGACGGTTTTGGAAATGACTCTGCTTTAAGAGTATCTTCTGTTGCTGTTAGTGCTGTTAAGTTGTATTCAGAAATGGACTCTGTTGATATTGCTGGAGATACAAATGGATCTGTAGTTGTAACAAGAGATTATATAAATTCTCTAGGACTTGGAGGTAGTGGAGATGTAAGTAGTGTAAACAGCTTAGATGGTGATGTACAACTAGACTTAGCAGTTGATCTAGCTACTAGCACTTTGACCTTAACTGGTGGAGCTTCTGCTGACTTAAGCTTGCTAGGTAACTACGTACATGATCAAGGTGTTTCAGCTTCTGTATGGAGCGTTGCACATGGATTAGGTAAATATCCTTCTGTAATGGTAGTTGATTCAGCTAACAGTGTAGTTGTAGGTGAAATAGAATACATAGATTCAAATAATATAGTAATAACATTTAATTCGGGCTTTAGTGGCTACGCATACATTAACTAATTATAAACAAATAAAATAATAATAAAATGGCTTTAATTAAACATTTAGTAAATTTAGACTTAAATAAGAACCAACTGCTTAATGCAGTGGTTCAGAACTTATCTGTCGCTCCTACTTCACCAGTAGATGGTCAAATATATTGGAGTACAACGGACGATACGGTGTACGTGTATAGTGTAGATGGTAATATCTGGATCGATTTAGGTTCTAGTGGAATAACTGATTTAGGTTATACTGCTTCTCCTACTAATGGTGTAGTTACATCGGACACTGGAGATGATGCAACAATACCTTTAGGAACAACAACAAACGCTGGGCTTTTGGCTCCAGCTGATAAAAGTAAGTTAAATAACACAACTAACACAAACAGTGGTGATAATGCAACTAACACAAACTATGAAGGAATAGTTAGTAATACTATAACTAATATTACTGAAGGAACGTCTACTACTACGACTGTTAACGTTAATTCAAGTGATGGTGCTAATGGAACATTGTTATCTGCTTCTGGTACTAGAGCTGGTGTAATGCCATCTTCAAAGTTTAATGAAGTTGAAGCTAACAACAATAAAGTAAGTGATATAAATCACAACGTTAGTACTAATATTACTGAGGGAACTAGCACTACTACAACCGTAAACGTAAATTCTTCTGATGGTGCAAACGGAACTTTATTATCTGCATCCGCAACAAGAGCTGGTGTTATGCCTTCTTCTAAGTTCTCTCAAGTTGATCAAAATACAACTGACATAGGAAACATAGCTGGCAACACTGTAACTAACATTACAATAGCCGAAGCACCTACTAATGTAGAGGTTAGATCTAGTGATGGATCAAATGATACAATAGCAGCAGCTAACGGAACGAACGCTGGTGTAATGACTAAGGTAATGTATGATGAGCACCAAATTAACAATGCTAAAGTATCTAATGTAGACGAAACTTTAACATCTATATCTGTTGCGTCAAATATACTTACCTATACAGATGAGAACGGAAATCCAACTAATATTGATTTAGCTTTATATTTAGATGACACTAATTTGTCTAGAATAACTTCTGGTTCTATTGACGGAACGACTGGTCTAGCTACATTCACTAGAACTGACAACACTACCTTTACAGTTGATATGAGTGACTTTTTAGATGGTATTACGTTAAATAATACACTTACATCTGATTCTACTTCACAAGCTCTTACGGCTAACATGGGTAAAACATTGAAAGATCTTATTGATGCAATAAACACTTCAACTGGATCTAACAATGGTGATGAGCCAGATGCTTCTGAG